AGATTAAGCTCTTCCTGCTTAAGCGTATTTACAAAACTCACTTCTTTGCTTTCTTCCTAGTGGGTTTCTTCTTAGATTCATCGACATTAGGCGTAGAAGGATCGTCAGCCTTGAATGTCCCCTGTTTTGTTCTGGCCTTTACTGGCTCTGGACCTTCCTCTAACTTAACAGAATAACTCATATGAGTGGCTTCAGTCCAAGTAAAGCCATGAAGAGTGTGAGTGGGACCAGTCCATAACTCCTGAGTATTTCTAATATACCAAGCCATTATCCCTTACGCCCCTTAGCTGCCATCTCTTGAAACCGCTTCTTGCCGTATTTCTTTCTGCCAATCGCAGCCGCAAGTGCCTTCGGGTCTTTAACATCTTTCTTTTCTAACTCTCGCACCAGCAAAGAAAAGCGTTTACCAGTTCCTAGCTTTGGCTTCTTCATGTTCTATGCTCCATCAATTCAGCTTCTTCTTAAACAATGTGCCTTTTGCAGTGGCGCCAGTACGCTGACTTAAATCTATCATTGCACCACCACCACGCGGCGATAAGTCTTTTGCTTTTGAAAATAAAGATTTTGACTTAGCTTTACTTGCCGCTTCAGCTTTCTTAAATTGATCCGTAGAAGAAACAGACTTTAATGTCTTTAGATATTTTTGATTATTTGAATAGTTCTCTCTGGTAAGTTTTTGCATCTCAGATGTTGAGATGCCTTTATCCTTAGCATAAGCAGCCATCTTTTGCTTTGAATCAAGGCGTTCTTTTCGCTTTGCTTGCTCAATTTCTGTCCGCTCAATAAGGGTTCTTATTTCCCTAACATTGTAGGACTTTGTTTCAGAACCTAATGTAACTTTAAACTTTTCCATTACGTTCTATACTTCCTTACTTTCCGAGCAATTGCTTTCGGTTGAGCCACAAACTGCTGACCCTTTGCCTTACCCTTTCGTTTAGCTCTGGTTGTAGCTGCATATTCAGAATCACTAAGAGCAGCGATAGCCGCGCTAGGTAAGTACCGCTCACCAGTCTCACTAGACTTCTCGCCAGACTTGGTGCGCCACTTCTGCTTTCCCCAATCCAGCAAAGATTTCTGAGAAGGTTTCATAACGCTTTCTTTGTAGTTAAAACAGTCTTAGAAGAAGGATCAACTTTCTTTCCCCTATAGTCAGTCGTTGTTCCGCTACCAAAGCTATATCCAGTCTTCTTCATGTCTTCGACTTTTTCAATATAGTTTTTTAGCTTACGCTCTTTAGCTTCCAGCTTTGAGCTAGACTCACCACCGCGCAAAAGTCTAATGCCACGGCGAAGAAGCTGAATAGCCGCAGTCGGCGTTGTCAAAATAGCATCCGCTAATTTTGGATCGTCTTTAACAGTAGGCAGCTTGGGAATACTGCGAAGCTCCTTCTGAACATCTTTTAAAAGAGTCTTAGCTCTTTCTTGTGCGCGAGTTGTTCCATCCATTACGTATAACCTCCACCACGCTTCTTGTATTCCTTAGCAAGCAATTGCGCTTTACGCGCCGACCATTGACCAGCAGCAGTGCCATGAGTTGCCCGCGCCTTAATCCTCTGGAATAAAGACTTCCTCATCTTAGGTTTAGTATAATTGCCAGCTTCATTTACCGCCACCCTTACCCTCCTCGCGCATCTGCTTTTCCATCTGATTAACGCGCCGATACAAAGTATGTTGCCGCCCAGTCATTACACGCTGACCCCGCTTCCTATCTTCCTCAAGGTCTTGCAAGTCTTCCTCACTCATATAAAGGCTGCGAATCTTACGCTTAAACTTATTCAACAGAGTATTACTCTGCTTTCTTTCAATCTCATCTAACTCAGCACGAAGTTTCTCATACTCAGCTTGCGTAAAGTCAGCCATTACTTCTTCTTAACCGCCATAATCTTTTTCTTCAAAGCAGCAGGAAGTGTCTTCTGCTTACCCTTCAACATTGTCTTCTTACCATAATGACTCGGCATCACACTCTCTCCATAGGCATCAACAAACTACGCTTCTGCATCCCAACCCTGCTCGGAACATCCTTAAATGTCTGCTCCTTCCGCTCAATCCTCTTCATAGACAAAGAAGGTAAAGGACCAAACTCAGGCTTCATTTCCTGATACATCTGCTCAGCACTCTTGCCGCCACCAAAACACATACCCTTATCCCTTCTTATGCCGCTTCGCAAAATTACGCGCAGCCTCTACACTGCCAAATCCCCAAGCCTTCAACGCTAAAGCCTTCCTCGTAGGACGCCCCTTCTCATCCTTCATCGGACCCTTCATCCCAGCAAACCTAGCAGCAAATGAAACACGCCTCGGATTCGTACCACCCTTCACAGGCGGCTTTAAATTAGCCCCCTCTTTACGCTTGAAATAAGCACGACCCGCAGCAGTCAATCCACCCTTCGGATTCTTATGCTCTTTTCGCATATCCAGAACTCTTCAATAATAACTTAACCCGAGACATATCATCCCTAGGTGGTGCCTTCTCAGCCTGTTTCGCAAATCTAGCCATAACGAACCTATACTATAAAAAAAATAATTCTGACAATGCACAAAACCTTGAGAGAAAAAAATGCTAGTCGGGGACTATTACAGTAACACAGTACGCAGTTTTTCCCCCTACCCCCCTAGCCTAGGTCAATGCTAACACGAATATCCCCAGCAACTTGAACCTGTGCTCTGTCTATAGGTTTATAGCCAGCCCTATCCAGTAAATCCTTGCTCGCTTCAAGCTGAACATACTCAGATTTAGCGTTCTGAGATAGCCTACGCACAGTGTTCATTGCTGCAGTAGCACTAACTCCAAATTCCTCATTCATCCTCTGCATTAGATACTGCTGCACGTGTGCAGTCTTTAATGCTCTGTAAGCTGAGACGTATCCAGACTTCCCTTCACTATATCCAGCTTTGCTTGCAGCCTTAGCTGGCGGTAGTCCTTCTGCTACCATTATATCAACGAGCGCTATCTGTTTATCAGTCAATTTCTTAGCGGGAAGCATATGTTCACTTTCTATATCTACCGTGTATAGCTATAAGGATACAGACTTTCAGTCCAGTTGCTTAGTGGTGAAGGACAGTGCTATGTCTTTCTTTGCTCAAAGGATTAAGAATTGTATCTATATCCTCTGGCCTTGCCCCCCCTTCCCTCTTCCCCCCCACACTAACACGATCTGTCAATAGCTTGTCAAGAGGTGACGTAGCGTCAACTTAGTTTTGTGCGATTACGCCAAGCAAGGGGACCGAAGCCAGAGGCAAGTCTTACCAGAAGTGTGTCGAGCAGCAATATAGCCAAGTCCATCTGAGTGTGTGGCATTAAGCTTGGTGACCAGCCTGACTAATTCTGGTAAACTTGCACTCTGTCTCACTTGAAGTTCGGCTTTCTTCCAGTTGCATAGCGACATCTTAACAATCTTGCTATCAATCACCTCATCGTCCAGAACCTATCTAGCCAAGTTGCAACCTGTTTTGACTCTGACATCTGATTCCCACTCGCTATAGCTAAAGCTGGCGCAGCCGCGTCCCGTGCCATACTTATGCGTATTCATTTTGTCACCTTTCTAAAAGTATAAGCATACTAAAAGGCGCCCTTGTCTTGAACTAGCTCTTTGCTTCAAAGCGCTGATCTGTTTGTCACGTCTTTGCGTCTCCAGTGTGCTGGCTTCGGCCCACCTCGCACGTCTTTGTTCATTGCATGGGCCAAATACCATTCGCAAGCGGTTTCCTTTCTGAGCGGAGAGCGAGTGGCTTCTCAATGGCATGTTCTTAGCTTTGGCTGTGCCTTGTGGGGAAACAACTTGCGAATAGCAACCTGCCCTGGTGGGCAGGATTTGGCTCCATGCATGAAGTCGTCGTTGCGAGGGTGGTCCTCGCACATCACAATGGAGACTAAGACATGACAAAGCAGAACATCACTTCTTACAAAGACCTAGTTAAAGCCAAGGTCGCTATCATAAACTTTCACAAAGGTGACGAAAATGAATATCTTCGCATAAGCATTGCCCGTGACGCTTGCTACACCAGCTTCAACTCTATCGAATGGAAATCAGATCAAATGTCAGAGATCAAAAACGAGGTTGCAGCTTGGCGTAGAGAGAACCCTGACGCTGAGGTAATCGACATCAAGATTGCCAAGAAACTGTCACTCTACAACAAAATGGAAGAAGAGCTATTCGAACTTCAAGAGAGACACAGTGCCGACTGCGAAGTTTACACAGAGATTACTCAGGGCGAAGCATGGTCACGCAAGCCTAAGCGCACACACGTTTCAGATGGCCTTGGCGAGATCGCAGCTATCGACAAACTTCTAGCAAGCTAACTTCTGGGGGCTTCGGCCCCCTTTACTTTGCTCCATCAGCCAAGGAGAAGCGCATGAATCCCTATCGTATCATAGCAGACATCATCGGAATCCTAGCCATCATTGTGATTGTTCTAGGGATTGTGCTGATGATTGCAGCAGCAATTTAAATGACGCTACGTCATTATTGCTTTTTAAATAAAGTCACTGCTAAAATGCAGTGCATAACAAAGGAGAACAGAAATGAAACTTAACTACATCGACATTGATGAGACACCAGTCTCAGTGACTTTTGTTGCTGATGAAATCAGACTGATAAATTCTTTTTTCAAAGAAACAAAAGATCAAATTTCAAATTTCAATCGCAACTTTGCAATGGAACAGATTGCAGAAACGTTTGAAGAAATAAACAAAAAACTTGAGGAGCATAACGATGCTAGACTTTAGAAACTCATGGGACTTTCCAATCGAATCCCAGCCAATCTATGACCAGCTTGGGCATGTCATTGAAGGGCATCAAAGCATTGTCCGTACTGATACAAATGAATCTCTTGGTGTTCACGGCTCACGATACAAAGCCGTGTCACATCAAGACGTAGTGGACTCAGTGGTTGACGGTATCAAGACTGCCGATCTGTCCAAAGACTACGATCTTTACGTTGACGTAATCGAAAACGGACGTAAACTTCGAGGTGAAATTTTATTTAATGATCTGACTATCGAACCAGACGTCGGAGACTATGTAAAGTTTCGCGTTTCATTCTTCAATAGCTACGATGGCAGTTGGTCTTTTTCTCAGCTTGCTAATGGCTTACGGCTATGGTGTCTCAATGGCTGTAC